ATGACCTTTGCGCCGTCCTGGTATTTTACGGTCTGCACCATGATTTCGTTGAATCTCATCAGGAATTTTGAATTTTCGTCAAGACGTGGCCATATCTGAGCAAGAGCGCCGCCAAAAGCCTGAAACCTCATGTGCTCATCGGACACGACAACCCCAAGCTCAGTACCCGCGCGTTTTGCTCCCATTGCCGCCCGCTCGATTAAACGCATGGCGGACTCCAAATCCATCCCTTTGACGGCTGCAATATTCATGGCACGGCTCATGCCGGCCAGATACTCCCCGTTGGTTAGCCCCATTTCACTCATCAGGTCCTTGGTTTTCATCATTGCGCCGCTGATCTCACTGAACGAGAACAGATTCCCGGATTCGCCGGCCATTTTTTTTGCTTGAGCCGTCATGTAGTCTGTGGCTTCGCCCCAGACATATCGCATTTGGATCGTGGACTTCTCAAAACTTGAGCCTATGCCCAAGATTTTTTCGAGACCCCAGGCACCGGCCACTATCCGGGCAATATCCCCCACACCGGCCAATGAAGCGCCCATGCGCTTAAATTCTTTTTCCGCGCCGTCAACGAATTGCGTTCTATTCCGATGGGCTCGTGCGAATGATTCCACCAAGGGGTCTGTATCTGCATCGAGCGTAACCCATGCCTGACCTGCCTTGCTCATTTTGTGCTCCTCCCGATCCACTCATTAAAAATTAATTGGACTTGCTGCATGGACTTTTCGAGTGCCGGACGCAAAAAAGGGCGGGCTAGCATGCGGTGAGTCCCCCACTCAACCATAGCCGAGTAAAAAGCGGTTAAGTATTCGCCGGACCTTCCCCCGGCTATGACCTGCACGGATTTGCCGTTCCGAGTGACCCGATATCTTATGCTCCGTTTCAAAGTGCCCGGAATGCGGCCGGAATAATTTTTCCCGGCGTACTGGCCGCTTTTGGCAACAAAGCGCTCCTCGATGCCTACGGGGCACAAACTCTTGGCCTCACGGACAATAAGCTTGCCCGATTCCTGCAGTGCCTTCCGGCTGGCCTTCCGGATCTCTTTGATTACTTCGTCGCCATACCATTTGACAGCGCCCATGTGGCACCTCTAATTTTCAGGGTAAAAGCTTCAAACAAAAGTAGGTCGAAATCTGGACCTTACTGTGTATTTGATTCCCAATCACGGCACTCAGGAGCGTCGCTGCAGCTTTTTCACCCCACCTGGTAGCATCTCCGCTCCCCCGCGGCGCCCATGCTCAGCGACCTTGTTCCGCCCGTATCTGCATGCTCTGCATATTCATCCGAGCAATTTTCAATCGTAAATCGAGCGTTTTATCGTGGTTTTTGCCCATTTTTGGGGCATTTCTGTATTTAAATTTCGAAAGGTCGAAAGTCGCGGAAGCGGCAGCCTGCAGCGGCTCAGAGATGGTGTCGATTAGTCCAAGAGCCAAGCTTTGATCGGCATTAAACCAGCTTTCCGCTTCCATGTAGTCGCCGAGTTGCTTTTCCGTAAGTGTGCCATGGCTCTTGCGGATCTGATCCATATACGTTTTGATTATCGAGCCTTCGATCTTGTCAAGCAATTCGGCTTCGTGCCGCATGTCTTTGGCAAAGCCGATACACATTGACCAGGGCAAGTGAATCATTAGGAGTGCCGAACTACTCATAAATATTGTAGATCCGGGCTTTGACCCAGCCATAGCCACAACTGACGCTGAGGATGCAGCCAAACCGTCTATAAATACCCGGACGCGAGCCGGATGTTGTAAGAGCCGACTGGTGATTCCTAGCGCATCGAACACCCGACCACCTGGAGAATTGATCCTGACGTTTATGGTGTGAATATTCCCGGCTGCTTCAAGGTCCTTAGCAATTCGTTTTGCTGTAATGCCATCATCACTCCATGGTGAATCGCCGATCTCATCATATATTAAAAGCTCCAATTCGCCTGGCGCGAGATTTTTGACTGAATAAGACTTTGATGGATTGTGTTTGATTGAGTGCGGATATGTCATATCCCCCTCCAGTATTGCAGAAAAGCCCCCCTCCAGGCAAGAGAGAGGGGCATTAAGCGGCCTATTTCACCGTAACGCTTGCCGGAGCAAAGTTCGAGGCCGGAGCATATTTCGGCTCAAGCCCCAGGGCAACAACGGATGCCGGGCCTCCGGTAGTCCCACAGGAGAGGCCGAACTTGAGATGCTGGTAAGTCAGCCCGGCGAGATCTTCGGCGCGAATCCCTATCTGGATCTGTGTGTTTTGGTTGCCGGAAGTGGCGGCAAGGGTAACCTGCCTGGTTCCGGAGGCCGTCACTATCGGGTTTGCGTTGTTGCCGGAGCCGTCACAGGAGTAAGCTGTAAACTGCATCGTATCCCCGGCATTGACGGCGCCGAGAAGGGCAATCCCCATCGCCTGGAGAAAGTCGGCCATGGAGATAACGTCGGTGTACTGGATGGTAGTGATCGTCTGAGGGTTGACCCTCCCGAGCACCACAATTTTGTCACTGGGAGTAGCGTTTGTGTCCATGTTAGACTTCCTTTCAATAAAAAAGCCGTGCCGGATTAGGACACGGCCTATTTGTCGGTTAAGGTTTCAGGGCCTTAGCTCCTTTGGGCCAAGACTGCGGCCCAGCCAAGTGGATTGCTGGCATCGTTGAGGCTTTGTATTGTGCTCATCCACCACGGCTGGCCCGCGAAGCGGATGATGAATCGGTAACAGAAAAGATCGTAATCAAAGAACAAATGGGCACTTGTTTCAACTCGTGGCCCACCGGCTTTGACTGCCGTGAGGTATTGTTTCAGGTCCACGAAAATGATATCGCCGGGTGAGCCCAACATTGAGCACGCCTGAGTTTCAATCACTGGCCTGCCTTTCAGGGTTGCATAGGGTGTCCCCGCAATCGAGCCCGCCGGATAATACAAAGGAAATCCCGAAACGTTCTCCGTATTTGCACGGTTGGGTATGGGGATATAAAGCTGCGAAAGTTGAGGCTCCACGTCCTGATTTATCAACCAAATTCCGCGCCGTCTGCAAGGGGCATACATCGCGCTCCACATGGCCTCGATATTTTGAGACACGACGGTTCCGCCTGCCTGGTTGGCGACCTTCGAAACGGTCACCAGGGACGGTGCATTGAGAATTCCCAGCGGCTCGCCGACTCCCACGCCCGAAAGCATCTTGAGCTTGATTTTGAAGTCCATTTTTTCGGGCACCTTTTTGCGTAGATATGAATCGAGAGATGGGGCGTCTTCTAACAGTTCTGAGGTCACTGGGATTAAACACGTCAATTTATTCAACTTGATTTCGCGACTTTGCAAAGCAATTTTGCTCTGCTGGAGCTGTGCGGCTTCGGACTCAAAATAGGCCTGAATACCTCCGGTCGTAGACCAAGGCGTGTCCTCATCAACAGGCCAGGTCATCGTGTTCCGAGGAGTAGAGTAACTGTCGCTCAAGGGTATCAGCGATTCTTCGCCCGATACCTTTTGCCAGATCTCTGTTTGAAAATCTGGGGGCACCGCCCATCCTCCATCTCCCCCAACCCCCTCGCTCGAAAAAGTCGTCGGCGCATTCTGGATTTGGATAAGCCGCTGGCTAGGATTTCCACCTGGTCGCGCGGCATGGTAAGCATCCCTCGCCATCTCACCGAGGCCATGCGGCCCGGCATAGGGTCCCCGCTCTGACGAAGTGATCTGTCTCGCCGGCACGGCGCCGAAATTCCCGGAGATATTCGACGGATCGACACCATCGGCCAGCCGGCCTGACGCCGACGAAACCCCCTGCCGTTCACATTCCAGATCATATTGCACTTTCAGACTCTTGTGCTTGGCGAGGATCTGTTCAATGCGTGTCGTTTCCTGAGGGGTAAAATCCCGGTTTTGGGCTTGGGTTTCGGCCTCGATCGAGCCCGCTTCGTTCATCAAACTGGTCATTTCATCGCGCAATTCCTTAAGAGATGCTCGCATATGATTTCTCCACGATAGAGTTAATTGTCTGAGTCTCGATTTTTTGCCGTCGATCAGCGCTGGCGCTGCTCGTGCTCATGCCGCAGGCGACTAGCACGGCCATATTGTGAGGAGCATCCCACATGCCGGGGCACGATTGCCCCGGCTGCAGTTTGAAAGGAGGGACCCAATGTACCCATCGAACTTCTATATGCGAAGCAGCCGAATTCCCGCTCGGCTGATATCGCCAAAAGAAAAAGCCCGCCTTCCGCATGGCCACGGTTGCGGGCTTTTGGAGCGTCCGCCGGCCGTCGCCGGGAACGCGAAAATTGTACAAATCAGGTTATTCGGTTGGCTCTTTGGCCGGCTTCGTTCCGGCAGCTTTGAAGTTGGCCAAACAAGTCTTTTCTCGGATATCGAACTGCTCAGTATCCGATTTTTCCGTCTTGTAATCTTCAACGAAAATTTCGAAAAGCCGTTTATAAAGATCCTTCCCGTCTTCTGGGCCATCCAGTGTGGTTCTTAAACCTTCGAGGATCGCTGGACCCTTATAAACTTCTCTCTTGGCGTCGATCTGCGCTATCGAACGGGTAGCAAGGTATTCGATCAAGTACGATTCCGATAGATTTGAGCGCTCGCTCGCTCTTTTTATCAATTCCCAGAAGCCTGGATCAAAAGATGCGAGAAGATTCCCGCCGGTCCGGAGTAATTCCGCCAAACTCTTCATGCCGAGTTCTTTGGCGCTGTTCTGCAGTTTTTCTTTTTCCTCATCAGGAATTCTGATCGATATCGGGACTCCCATCTTAAATCCTCCCTGCCCAAAAAATGTATGAGATTTCCGCTTGACTTTAACTACGCTTTAGCTAAAAATGCACTACGCTTTAGGTCATAATGTATTTGGGGCTTTGTGTCAAGAGGAAAAATCGCTAATGCACCGTGGCTACATCAAACTCTGGCGCAAGATTCGAGATAACCCACTCTGGAATGAGCGAAGAGCTTTTTCCAAGTTCGAGGCCTGGACAGATCTGATTCTTGAGGCTCATTGGAACAAGGCAGAATCGAAGCGGGTACTGATCGGCGTAAAGAGCTTTGAGGTCTTTTATGGACAGGTCCTCTGGTCTATTCGCTTCATGGCCTACCGGTGGCGCTGGTCAAAAACCAAAGTGGAGCGTTTTCTTAAGTGGTTAAAAACCGAGACAGCCATAGAGACAAAAACCGAGACAGCGGCGATGCGGATAACTCTCTTAAATTACGAGCTTTATCACGACAACCGGGACAGCAACGAGGACACTATCGGGACACTTTCGG